ATGATTATAACCTGGCAGCTAACACATTGGCTTCTGCTGCCCAAAAGGCATCTCCGTTACTTACGAAGGATCGGCCTTCCCAGTTTGAAATCGATACCGTGATGAATGAAATAAAAGATTATCAAAAATTTATTATGAGCGGAGCAGTTGGGTATGCAGCTTTTAAAAACGGGTACGGACTGGACCAAGAAAATAAAAAATAAGTCATTTTCCCCCGGCCACCACCCGGGGTATTTTTCTGCGCAAAATAAAAATAGCCGCCCCTAAGAGCGGCCCAGTCTGCCTATTTTTTATGCTATTCTGTAAGGATTTCTTGAAGTTTTATGTTCATATCTTGGATTCCATGCAGCAGAGCATCAGAATATTTTTCTGCTGGCATCCAAAAACGTTTTATCGCCATATTAACAGCACTATCACCATATACCGGGGCAAGTTGTTCGCAGATACACTTTAGTAATTCGCCTCTGCCATCGTCGGTTAAATCTTCATCGCTAAAATTTAGTCTCTTGATGTCGCTTAATACTTCCTTGGTTTGCAATACCTCGTTATACGAAAATATAGTTGTTCGAGATATTCCTACACATTGTTGATCTATTTGGTCGTATTCCTCTTTTAACCGATTGCGCCAGCCGGTCGGAGGAGTTGCTATCATCGTTATTTTATTAGGAAAATCCTTGATTCTAGCCTGAAATGCAATCTCTAATCTTTTTTCCATTCCTACTCCCCTTTCCGCTTCCAGACTATTTCATACCCCAGCACGTCGGCAATTCTGAGCACCCGCCAAAACGGTATAGTCCCTTCCCTTATCTGCCGGGAAAACGATGCCATGTCTACCGGATGGCCGTATTTCTCGGCTATTCTTTTAGCTGTATCGGTTACGTTCGAACCAGCACCAGCAATGTTTCCTTTAATCGTATTTTCAACAGTTTCAATTTCTTCGATTGACACAGGTTCCTTTTTTGGCATGTTACCACCTCATTGCCATTATATCATTTATATTTAACTTTGCAAATAAAATATTTAAAAATAAATAAAATACGCTTGACAATTTATTTAAAGTTAAATATAATAAAGACAAAGATAAATAAACGGAGGCGGTAAGGATGACAAGAAATAGACTCACAACCAACGAATTGGTGCAATCCTTCTTAAATGAACTTAAAACATTTCCCCTTGATTTCCCTGTTGGAAAATGGGGAGAAAAAGCAATAAAATTTGCAAGCGAACAATACTACGCATTCGGACGTAAGGGAAGTTATAAAGGTTATGCCTATGCAATTTATAAAGCGATGAAATCACATCGAGCCGGAACGGTACATGGAGATTATGCCGCCGAATGGGTTTCCGGCGTTATCGAATCAAATTGCTTGGACTTCGATAAAAATTGTAGATAATCGCAGAGTGAGCCGGGAAACCGGCCTAATGCTGGCAGGCAGACGGTCACAACCACCGAGAGCCAGATTGAAAGGATGGATAAGAAAATGATTTTTTATTGTGTTGTTTCTTCATTCTATGATAACGGACGAGTAGAGGCCCATATAACAAATCACGCCGGAGCAAAAGATGAAACTGATTTACCCAAAAACGGCATGAAAGAATATAAAAACAAAGATGTCTATTTTGACTATTTTATAAACAAAGATGAGGCTATCCGTTTTTGCGATGAGGCAAAGAAAGCTTAACGCAGAGTGCCAGGGCTAACGCCCGAAAGGAGTAAACGATAATGGCAAAATCATCAAGGTAAATGTTTCTGTTAATAGCGAATTATATAAAGCTGCTGAAGAATATTGCAGGATCAGAAACTCAGAACTGAATAGACCTTCTAGCCAAAACTGGACAATAGAAGAGGCAATAACTGTTGTTGGTGGATACGGCCTCTCAAACAGAGTAAAGGAATTAAATCCCGATTGGAGTTTTAAAAAATAATGTTCCATAGCCGCCGACTGAGGCGGTTTTTCTTTTAAAATAAAAAAGCCCCAGACCGAAGTCCGGGGGCAATAAAATGAAGCTATGTGTCAAATAATTGTTATTACAACATGACTAATTAGCCAATAAACTTCGTACAACAAGCATACAGAAATCGCGACTAACGCTAACATACCGATCAACATTAGTCTCGCTATCCAAGTTCCAGTGTCTTCAGAAAACCACATTTTTACACCTCATTGCTTTTTCACTAGACCAAAATTGAACACGAAATAAGAATTATCACTTCATGATCGGAAACTGAACCCCGCCGGCAACCGTTTCCTTATTGCCAAACACCCACCACGATGCGTTTTTATAGAGTGGCCCGTTAATCTGAGCAGCCGGGCCGTGATTGGACCAGCCTACGCCAAAATTAAAAGCCGGTTTGGGAGCCGTGATATTCACCCTCATTTCGGTTTGCTCAGTGATTACCAGCTTCCCTTTGTCAAATTTCGCATCTTCCGTAACTTCATCCGGCACCTCGAATTCCTTGCCGTTAACTTTCACGTAGACTTTTTTATCACGGTGTTCGAATTGGACATCGGTTTTTTCCAACTGGCCGGTTACCGGATCCGTCTCTTTCGAGACGTAGACGATTTCCTTCGTCACCGTGTCCTGGCCTTTGACGTACACAATTTGCGGCTCATGCGGCTTGGATTGTTGGCCGTCTGTATTAATGCTTATTGCTGGTTTTTCAGCCTTTTGGGCGCGATCCTTGGCGTCTGCGATGCGATGATAGGCATACACTCCGACGGCCAGCACCAGGGCGGCTAAAAAAAGCGCCGCCCATTTTAGAAAGTTTTTATTTTGGTATACCCATATCACTTAGATCACCCCGGCCAGTTTCAGCACCACATAGGCACCGGCACCATATTTGATTACCGGTAAAGCGTAAGTCTTCCACGCTGCAATAATTGCCGCCGCTTTGGCTTTCAACTTGGACAGGCTGTCTTCCGCTTTTGCCTTCAATGCCGCCTCGACTACTGCGTAAAACTCTTTCCATTCTTCTTCTGACAGGGCGATAAGTTGATCGACCGACAGTTTCGACAGGTCAACTCCGTCAATAATGGTTTCTTGACTTTTTGTTACTTCACTCATATGAATCCTCTCCTTTTTTTACATAAAAATAAGCGGGCATGTCCCGCCGATAAAACTAATATTTGATGTTGCCGTCGAATAACTTTCCGCCAATCTCAAGGCTATCGGTATATTGCCACATATATCCTTGTATGCTGTCGTTTTCTCCCCACTGGGCATTCCATACCGCACAACCAAGACCGCGCCAGTCAATATAATTAGTCAACCAATCAAGCGAGGCATAAACACCGCAATCTAAACCAATGTTATCAATGAACGCCTGGCACATGGCTGTTATTTCTGCCGGATCAAAGGAAAATCCATTCCTCTCTTTATATCCGTCTGCGTCTTCCATATCAAAGAATACCGGCAATTCAAGTAAAACTCCGGCACTTTCGATTATTTCACGGCAGTTTGCGGCTTCCTGTATAGCGTCCTCTACGTTCAGCGCGTAGGAGTAGTGATATGCTCCGACTTTCAGTCCCGCCGCTTTTGCCCCTGCTACGTTTTCAGTGAACATACTATCTTTCGAGTTCAGGCCATACGAGCAACGAACCATTACGAAATCAATACCGACAGCGGCCACGGCCTGCCAGTCTATTTGGCCGTTGTTTTCGCTTACGTCTATCCCTCTCATATTATCCTTACCCTCCCGCCTTCGGTAATATTTTACTTGTCACCAAATTAACTAACTTAGAAAGCATCTCAGCTATACCGGTTTGTCCCATTTCTTTTAAATTCTCATTAATTGATGATAGTTCAACGAGGAATACCCCTGTGCTTGCTGATGCCGGGAAGACTGTAGCCGGGTTAAATCTTATCCCCAAAATATCTAGCACCGGTAGCCATTTTCCGGCAGCGTAGCACAGCGAAATAATAAGTGTATACGATACCAATTTTTCTAAGATCCGACTGAAATATCGGCTCGTAAGATAACCCGGTGACCAAGCGGCACCAAAGAACAAAGCCTTGATTTTCTGCCACGTACTAGGCATATCGATACCGTTGTCTTTAAAGTATCGCTTTGTAATTGCCACCCACTTTGTCGCTGTATCAACGAAAACTGCTGCATAGGACAAAAATAAAACTGCCCAGAAGTTTTCTCCGAACAGTTTGGTACCGGCCGCTCCGATCGTAACGGCCAACGCGACGATTTGAATGTCTGAGATCATTTTCCATAGACGATGGAAGAAGTCCATGATGTAGTTTATCAATTGCCTCACCCCCAATAAAAATAGAGGCATTACGCCTCATTCTTCCATTCATTCAGTAAGTTTTCTACAGCAGCCAGGTCTTCCTCAGTTTCCGCCGCGTCAAGCTGATCTTTCATTCCCCGCGCCCGTATATGTTGCGTATTGCTGTGCTCTGCTAAAGCGGTAGCAAGCCCCATGAACTGTTGAGCATTTAACGCGACCGTTGAGTTATCTGCGCATGTCCAGTCAACCGAAAAATCACTGCCAGAAAGTACAGCGGACACAGCCGTATTGACGGCAGCGTTAATCCTGATAACACTGGTCGGGTCGCTGTCAAACACCTTACCCAGGTATTCGAAACCGCCTTGCTCTCGTCGATCGCGCTCGGAGTTGATGGCGGATCGGACGTCTTGCTTGCGAGCAGCAATTGACGTTCCCAAATGAGCTGAAATTTCTTCGTTAGTAGCCTCCCGCGCCCCTTCCGTAAAGTCTCCATGATAAATAAACCCGTCTCTGTGTATATAAAAATCGCTCATGGTACCCTCCTATCCTAATAGAAAATACGAAATACGTAACGCCAATCAGCCAACAGCATCTGAACTGCCACGCCATCTGATTTAGATACGCCGCGAAATCTGGGGGGAGACGCTGCCGAACCGGTGTTAATTTGAATAGTGCTGCTTGTCAGCAATGGTATAGGAGGTAATTGATCGGCACTACTAGTAAGAATTGACCAGGCTATAGCGTAATCTCCGACCGCATATCCATTATTAGCGACAGCGCATTTTAATCTGACTTCTGCCGATGCTTTTTCCGGATCAAGTCCGGAAATTCCGTGCGAAACAATTGTTGGTGTATTCTGCACAGGAGCGTATTCACCTGACATCCAAACTCTAGAACCTGTTATGGTGTTTAGTGCTTCTTGTAAGCCGTCCACATTTCCGATTACGTGATTATGGCTATCATCTGCAACGGTAGCTGCTGCCGTTGCATTGCCGCTTCCATCAAAACTCACCGTCCAGGACACATCTCCTGTCATGGAAATCGTTCTCGCCGTTGCCAGTTTCGTTGCCGTACCAGCATTCCCGCTAACGCTAGTTTGCGCCGGATGCACATGTCCCTCACGCGCATATTTACCATTATCGGTACCCACACTCGCGGTACCGGCAACTAGTGGCGTAGCCGACGATGCCATTGCATGGCCGTAAACGGATGCGGTACCAATGCCATAAGTCGTAGTGTTAACAGCATGCGCCGTCGGTGTCATGGTAGATGGAGCGCCCGTCAGATTGCTGTATGCCACCTTAGGACCGTTTCCTGTGTTTCCGTCATGTGTGTGTCCACTGGTGCTAAATTTAGCAAAAATGTCAGCAAGAGTTATCGGCACGGCATCATAAAAATTTGTAGTACCCATAATCTGCTTCACGCGCGTATACAGAAAACTAAATAACTGAGTTACTGTCCCGGTTAATGTAGAGGTAATCGTATCGTTCTGATTTGCTGTACGATTACCGATTTTTCCGTCAGTTGCCGCGCCATCAGCCAACCCCGTACTAGTCAATTGAGGTCCGTCATCAGCGGCACCCGTATGCTTATGTCCTGTGCTTGCGTTAAACTTCCCGAATATCGTTTTTAGACTTATAGAAGGAACCGTAAACCAGTTCGCTTCCCCCGTTATTTGTTTAAGCATATTACCGAAACGGCCCAATATCGTAGTAAGAGATGCAGCGGATCCAGACAAGGCCGTACTGTCCGTAACTGTTCTATTCCCGATCTTAGCGTCGATCACTGATCCGTCCGGGTGATCAATAACGGCAGCCGTCCTGTGATCGCTAAAATCCTGAATAAGTACATGCGCGCCTGTGTCCTGAATGATGGCCGTCGTGTTGGCGTTGCCAATTTGCGTGATAATATCGATGACTTGTTCAAATGCGACTGATCCTTCAGAGGGAATAAAGTCGGCTTGACTACCCGCGTTGCTCACGCAATAGAGTATCTCTCCCTCCTGCGGGTCAGTAGCATATAGGCCGATTTCACGAAAATAAAAACCGGTCACCAGTCCCGTGTTGGTAATTTGTATACGGATACGTGTTTTACCGTCTCCCAGATAGCTAATACTTTGAATTGGAATATTTGTCATCACGGGGGCGATTAAATCCGTTAAGGTTTCGAGAGTTTGCCCCCCGGCCAGTTGTCCACTCCCTATCTTTACTTTGGGAAAAGAAATAGGCGTACCTGTTTGCGCTTTCGCATACAGATTACGCCCTTTGTTAGTTAGTACTGTTTTGGTAAAGCCGGCCACTATATCACCTCCACATCAATGACCATATGAGATGAATGAAATTGAGCAATACCCAGGTACGGTTCTAAACTACTGCCCTTGATCATAATAACGCCATCAAGCCGAGAGCGGGTATTTTTAACAGCATTAATCAATGAGACTAGATTGTCATAGAGACTGCCATCCTGAACGGTGTCGGTAACTTCCACGCGGAAATGGTAAGGTTCTCCACCGTACTCCCACCATTCGTAAACGGTGCCACCGGTAAATAATGTTGATACCATCTCCTGGACTACAGCCGGAGTACCTATCCGCCTATGCCAATCGATCGACGACAATACAAGCGCCCGTTTTTCACTGATTGTCATGTTCAGCGGATCGTAGAAGTCAACATGGAACTGCCAGGCAAGTAGATCAATCACCTGCTCCGGCAACTCATTGATCCGCGCAAATAAAATGGTTTCACGGATAGCCTCCGTTACCGATTTCAGTTCCTGGTCCAATGCCTCAGCTGCAGCCTTGACCTGTTCATCGTTACGAAGGCTAGGAGGTATCAGATCAATTAGCTTTATGTCCGTCAGTTTAGCCATCGCCAAGACCTCCATAAGTAACCGTAATCAGATTTGCAATCGCCACCTGGTACGATGCGAGCGAGCTGTAGACAGGGGCGGTAAAATCAACCCGACTGGCTCCCGCCGATCGTACCCTGGCAACAAGTTCAGACGGATTAATACTGCGCCCCAGTTTTGTCTTCTGCCACAAGATATAGTCCGCGACTGCCTGCGTCACTGCTTGCTGAATCATAATCGCCTGAGTGGCGTTCTCAGGCGCAATGTAATAAGTCATATTGATATCATAGTTTACTGTTTCGGGCGCCAATACAGTGACCTTATCCGTCAATGGACGGATTGTATCTGCATTGCAGATCGCCGCAACTGCGTCTAGGATTTCAGTCCCGGGAATTCCGCCGTCAGTAAGAAGCGGCCGGATTGCCACTTCACCTGGCGCTGGACTGTATACTGCTACATCAATGATGCTCTGTGAGGCCGTTTTAGCCCAGAAGCGATAGGCTCCATCCGGGCCAGCGACGCTAAAGCTCTCCGGTGCCTGGTGAATTCTCTCTCTGTAAGCGTCATTCTCTTCCCTGTCGGCGCCGCCTGCACTAGTGGTTATGTTGCTGACTGACTTCACCCAGGGAAGTGGATCAACAAGTTGATTAATTTGTCCGGGTACATAACCATTGCCAATAGTGCCGGTAACCGTACATGTAGCCGGGGCATCACCATATAAAGCTCCAATTGGAATATTCGTCGGATTGGATACCTGAAAAAACACACCGTTGGGTGTTGTACCACGGATGCCGCCGGGAATGGTAATTACTTGCGGCTGCGCAGCTGACATATTAAAACGAATTGTAGTTTGTGCCGCCGCCGGATCCAGCCGCGGAACGCCGACCAGCGCCCCAAGGTGATCGAGGAAGTCATCTTCAGCGTAAGCGAGCAAATTCTGCTTCGCACTGTAATCTATCAACACCCGTTGCTGAATGATGATCGATGCAACGCCCAGCAAAAATAAACGAACCGGATCACCTGGGGCAAGTGTCCGGCCGGAGATGGCTTCGTACATTGTGATGATTGACGCTTCAATGGTACTGGCGTCCTTTTCCACAAATTCAATATCAGGCAAATTAAACGCAGCCAATAGATCACCCCCTATGTGTATTCTTTCAGGCTGACATCTACGGCGATATACAAAACATTCCCCCGGCCATCGACGTATTTCCAAGCCTCGCTGATATTCTCAATCACGAAATTCCCCAGCACCTTGCCGCCAATCACTAAGGAATGATACTCGCCTTTCTGGACAATGGAGCGCAATTGATTAGCCTCGTTGAGTGGGTTTAAACCATGAAACGCAGAAAAAATGACCTGGAATGATATCTCATCCAGGCCAGGAGCAACAAACTCCAATTTCGGCTTTATTCCGATAATGTCATGCTGTTCAAATTTCGCGGAAGTCTTCCGGTTAAAATCATCGAATGTCCGGGTTTTCTGCGTCGATACTTCAAAGGTAACCGGCCCGAAAGTTCCTATACTCAATCAGATCACTCCTTCAAACGAAACCGGACGGTCGGTTGCAGCCGACCGACAAGGGCATCACCTACAAAACTTACTTTCGTAACTTCAGCGCGCGATTCGTGTTTCTGGATCGCTTGTACAATCTCCGAAGACAGCTTAGCTTGCGCTACAAGTAACGGTAGATCAACCAGTTCCGCATTAACTCCGAAAGCACGATCCAGCGGGACGGAATAAATTGGCGTTGACAGGATTGTTTTGATGTTTTGTACAATTTCTTCGATCTCACTGGCAGGGGCGAAGTTTATCTCCGTTAAAGCGGTAGCGGTAATTTCAATTTCCAAGTTTACCCCTCCTTTAATGGCTGTGATGGTTCGTATTACCGCCGACATCTATAATGGAACCAGTAGCATTGATACTTCCATTTACCTGTAGATTGCCGGTGATCGTGACGCCTTCAGTGGCTATAATATTTACCGCGCCTTTCACATCGGCCGTCAAAGTGTGACTGTCCCGGTCGTATTCAATACTTGTACCATCTTCAAATCGTACATGCCATTTATTCGGATCATCGACTGGCGGCTGGTCTTCATCCGAATAAAAAGACCCAAGACAAAAGCCTTGAGCATTCCCATTTGGTAGGAACAGGCAAAGTACTTGCTCGCCGACATCCGGCATCCAGTATTCTTTATTACTCATCGATTGCCTCACGATCACCGGCAGATCATAGGAAACCATATTTTCGCGATCTTCAAATACAACACGTACAGTTGCATTGGCCGAGTTAATCGACGATACCCGGCCAACTCTAACCAGATTTTTTAAAACCGTATCCATCAGTATCCCTCCAATACCCGGCGCAGGTCGATCTTTACTTTATAGCTGCTTCCGGAATGGGTTGCTTCCTCAATAAAGTACTTGCCGTCAAACTTCCCATATCCTTCGACCATGACGGTCGTCGTCGCCAAGAGACGAATGTCGCCCATCAGGGAAAACGACATCTTTATCTCACCTTTATTTTTCTGCCGCAGCTTCTTCTTGGCTAACCGTTCAGCTTTTCCGATACTGCTGACACGCTGGTTAATGACTAACGTTTTTCCAGTTGCCGGTTTATTGGGAGCCATATAGGTGTAAGAAATGTTTTTCTTACCTTTGGGACTATGATATTCCACCTTACATGCTGAGTAGATATCCCGTGTCGACGTGGAAAAGCTATGATCTAGTATCCAGGATTGCCCACGTTTGATGGTGAGTACAGGCGGCATTTGCTCGTATTTCTCATCGTCAAAGATTACGATTTTCTGATCAGATACTTTTAGAGACAGACCGGCGTCCTCGCAAAGCTTTTGTAAAAAAGACAGATCCGACTGTTCTGTTTGTTCGATCCGGTCATATTCCGGATCGTCTTCGGGGTCATAAAAAAGGGATAATCCCGCATTATCGGCAATATCCCTCGCAATCGTTGATAGTTTGATTTTTTCCCATGACCGGGTTTTATCCTCGCCGCGCAACGAGGAAGATTCCGGGATAGATAATGCCTTAATCGTGACGGTTGACGGTGAGCTTCGACCTTCGATCTCATCGACTTCGAAAGTACCCAGCAGCAATTCTTCGTTTTTCCCTTGCTCTGTCCAGTGTTCGGTAATCAAGGCTGCTTTCAGCGTCGCCCCTTTTTCCGGCAACCAGTCACCACTCCATCGTCCGTCCCGATCTTCCAGGCTGATTTGTAAATCATCGGCCTTGCCGCTGGCGTGATCGGAGTAAGAAAAACTGAGTAGATACGGAGCAAGGTCAGCAGATATGTCTTTATTATCGTACAAGAGCTTCAGTTTTGCTCTACGTGCCTGCATGGGATCACCTCTTCCATGGCGGCAGGGAGGTCGGTACTGGTGCAGAAACCTCAGGCAACTTAATAACAACGTCCGCAGAGAAAATTGTTGTTTCTCTGTGTTCGGGATTTGCTTCAATCAGTACCGACATTTGCTTTTCACTGCCATACATCTTATAAGAGATGATATCCCAGGTGTCACCCTGCGCGGTTATATACTTACGCATAGCCTAATCTCCTTTGCTGCGCAGCCCATGCGTTCATCCGCCGTTCGAAATCATCTTCTTCATTCCGGATAGTTTGACGGACCTTGCTTTCCACTTCCGAATCACCGCCATCCAAATACACATTCGGCGAGAATACGAAAGTAAATTCACCACGGCCGCCAGCCGGGCTTTCTGTGAAGTCTTCAAATAAGGACGAGCCGCCAAGGCCCAGCATCTGCCCTGCTGTCGCCCAAAGGGACATTGCCCGGGAACTGCCATCAAGCGGGATAACTGCTTCAGGACCATTCTCGGCAAATAAACCAAGGTGCGGTTTTGTGGCAATGGTTCCATTGGCGTACGCAGGGATTTGCAGAGATACATCTGCAGCCGCAGCCTGTCCCATGCCGAACACAGATTTGATTTTATCGGCAAGCCAGCCGGCTTTCTCTCCGATATTCTGTAGCACGGCTGCCGCATTGGGGAAAGTTGCCTGGAATTTGGTCCATGCTCCATCAATCGCCGTCCTTACAGTATCAAAATTCTGATACAGAAGATAAACGCTTCCAGCCAAAAGGGCCACCCCCGCAATCACCATACCTACGGGGTTTGCCAGGAAAGCTGCATTCAAAAGCATCTGGGCGCGCGTCAGGCCGCTGGTGACAATGGTCAAACCTGTTTTTGCATTCGCAGTTAGCCAAGTGGCCGCCGTCAAAGTTTTTTGCGCCATTTCGACCTTTTTAGCCCAGGAGTATAGGTTTACAAATGGATAAATAACTGCCCACCCGGCCCAAGCTAAAGCAGATAAGGCAACCGTTCCTCCAAGTACACCTGCTGTCAGTTTAACAGCGGCACCGCTCAGCATTGGAAACTCCTTATTCAGCGTCACTAACCAGTCGGCGCCCCGGCTCATTGCGCCGGCTAGGGCATTTACTTCCGGAAGCAGCACTGCGCCGTAGGTGATTGCCGTACGTGCTGCCGAAGCTTTCAATCCTTCAAGCTGCCTTGCCGACGTTTGAGCCTGTATGGAGAACTCTCTCATCATACTGCCTTTAGCCGCCTCGGAATTGCCCATCTGTATGACCCGCAGGAATTCAGCGTAATTACCGGATATCTTAGACAGGTTGTCAATATGTTCAGCACCGAACAACTCGGCCAGCACATTGTTTTTACTGGCCGCGTCTAATTTGCCGATGCGTTCAAACAGGTTCATAATAGTGCCTTCAGCATCTTTTAATGCTCCGGATTGCAGTTCTTCCGCAGTTAGCCCTACAACTCCCAGCGCTTCCTGGAACTTCTTCGACTGTGTCGGCGCTGCAGCTACACGGGTAAATAGTGCGTTCAGTGCAGTACCGGCTGTTTCACCGGTTTCACCCATCTGTAGCATGGCCGTACTCATTCCTGCTAGCGTGGTTCGAGACAACGTAGGCAATAACAATGTCGCTGTACCTGCCGTCCGTTTGAGCACTTGGATAATGTCAGCACCAGCCGCGTTAGACTGGTCATCTAAATAGTTAACGGTATCAGCCAATGCTACCAACTGGTCAATCCCTTCCCCAGTCTGCAGGCTGATCCCCATGGCGCTACCGATTTTGGCAAAGTCCTCGGTAATTTGGTCTACCGGCTGCTCAAAAGCTGTACCCATCATAATTCCGGTTCGGGCGAATTTTTCAATGTTTTGCATGCCCTGGACGCCAGATTTTGCCGACATAGCAAACGCTTTTGCCATGGTATCAGGCAGAATCTTCATATCATTACTTGCTTGCATAACTTGGCTTTGGGCTTGATAGTAAACCTCTGTCAGCTGTCCAGCATTATTCCGAGCACCGTCCACCTGTTTAGCGACACCAGCCATAGCTGTTTCAAAATTCATGGCAGTATACACTGGACCGCCTACCGCTACTGCCGTTTCGGCCGCATCCATCATGTTCGCCCTAGCGTTGTTACGAGATTGACTGACCTTGTTCTGCAATGCATACGCTTTGGCATAGCTTTTCTGCCGTTGCTCAGCTTTATATAACTGCGTTGTCAATCGTTCGTAAGAGGCGGAGTATTCTAAAACCGAAATGGTACCTTTACGGTGTTGCGTATCCAGTTCTTTCATTTCGCCTTTAAGACCGGATACCCGTGTGTTCAACTGAGTTAAGCGGTCAGAGGCGGAGGAAAACGCCTGGTTAAAGCTTGGCCCCATTTTCGCCATTATATTAAATGCGACTTCATACATGCGGCTCATTTTTTCCACCCTCTTTGCATCTCTAAAATAATAGAAATCCACTCAGCAACTTCACTAAACGGCAATATCAGCCAATGCGTTACTGATGTGTGGGTTTCGACTGACAACCGCAAAGCCGCCTTTCGAATAAGCTTAGAGGGATTTGCTCCTAACCCTATTCGAGCAAAAAACTTTGTACTTCACCTGTTACCCGGCTGAATTCCTTAGCCGAAAGCGCATTAATCAAATCTACGGTAACACCGGCTGCGCGGGCTGCCAGGATTGCCTGATATGCTTTTGAGGATTCCAGCATGATCGAACGCACACCCATGGCCCGCGCTTCCGTTTCCGCATCGATCATGTCTTTGCCAGTCAGTGCTTCGACATCAAGTTTAATTTCTGTATACTCTTTTCCTTCGAAAGAAAAAGGCTTTCGAAGAGGAATTATAATGGGTGTTCCCTGTTGTACCTTGTTATCCATAAACATATTCCTCCTTGTAAATTTACAAATTTTTGCATACAATAAGATCAAGAGGTGATCATATGCTGATCCTGCGTATTATCGTCCTAATCGTATCATTGCCATTCGCATGGCTGGCTGCCTTAATTCCTGGTTATACAGCCGGCCGAATTGTTTCCGTCGTTGGGCTACCACCTGCTATTGGTGAATATCTGGTTGGCGGTCTTGTTATAATTTTGTTTTGCGGTTATTTTCAGGACCGCATTACACCGCCCAAGGATGCATAAACTGCATAATATAGGCCGTACCCGGTTATGGGTACGGCCTTTTAATTTAACCGCCAAGTGCCTGACGAACTTCTGCGAGATAGTCCACTCCATCGATTTTGCAAATGAAATTGAGTTTATCGATCTCGATATACTCTTTGCCGTCGTACCAAACCTTGTAGTACGTAACCTCCAATTCATTGGAAGAATCCATAGGGGCACCGACATCCAGTTTTCCCGGTTCGGTATTTTTTGGCGTTCCATTAATCGTTACGCGAAGCGGTACAGCCCGGTAAGTACCATTTGCCGCATCTTGGAC